ACACCACCCAAAGGATTTGGTGTAGAGATTATTGACAATCAACACTTTATTACAGTAAAATTAGATGAAAAAAAATTTTTACACATGGGGCATGACGATAAAATATCAGCATTGCAATATGTTGTAAAATTAAAAAAAGCGCTAGAAGATTGTGGAGCAATTGTTTTAGTTACTAGGGAGGCAGTTAAATGATTAAACAATTATTAAAAATTATTATTTGTAAAATTAAAAGTCATATTTTAGTTGATGCTGGATCATGTCCATTTACTGGAAAAAATTATAACGCCTGCACAAGATGTGGAGCAATGGTAGCAATATGAAAAAAAAGACAAAAATATTAATATTAGTGATATTATCTTTTTTAACTACTTTGTCTCTTTGGATAGCATCAAATTTAAAAGAACTGTCCGATTTAGACATTTTTGATATAGACGAAGAATAATGCAGACATTTCTACCTTATACAGATTATAGTCAATGTGCAGAAATATTAGACAATAAAAGATTAAATAAACAAATATTAGAGTCTTATCAAATACTTAATATTTTGTCTGGTAGATCTTTATCTGGCGCTTGGCGTAATCATCCAGCGGTACTTATGTGGAAAAATGCCGAAAAGTCATTACGTATATACACAAATGCTATGATTAAAGAGGCTAAACTTAGAGGTATTAAAACAGATGGTAACGAAGCAAACTTAAACGCTCTAGAGGCTGTTTCTGGGCATTTGTGGGGTAACAATAGACCACTCTGGAGTATGGCGTCTCATATAAATCGTGTAAATATTACTCATAGGGCTAATCTTTATCGTAAAGATCATATTTATTATGCTGAGTTTCATAAAGATACTCAAAGTGAATACAATAAACCTTGTTGTGATAAGTGCTTATATTATTGGGTAACTCATGCTATTAAAAAATAATTCTTTAAGGTATAATTAAAAGATGAAAAATATTCTAATAGTTGGTGGTGGAACTGCTGGCTGGATTACTGCACTTATGGTAAAAAGAAAGATGCCAAACTTTAATGTTTCTTTAGTAGAGTCGGACGAGATAGGAATTCTTGGTGCTGGAGAAGGCACAACTCCAAATTTTGTTGAAATTATGGACTGGTTGGGAATTCCATTAACAGATCTTATAGAAAACACTGGTTGCACAATTAAAAATGGGATTAAGTTTACTAATTGGACACCCAAAAAAGATTACTACTACCATAATTTTGGATCACAAATACCATCAATATCTCCTAATTTAAAAAATAGTTTTAGTCAAACTTTTAATCAAAGCAGTTTGTATTATTTAATGACAGCATATCATAAAACAAACAAAAAAGAATCAGATTATTCATCAATTATAAGTGAAAAGAGAAAAGTTCCATTTACATATGTTGAAAATAAAAGAAAAAATAATGCAATTTTTAATTATGATCAGTTAGCAAATTTTGCAGTTCATTTTGATGCAAGAAAACTTGCAAATTTTTTAAAACAAAAAGGAATTGAGCGTGGAATTGAAAGAATAGAAGGAAAAGTCTCTAACATAGAAACAGATGAAAATAACAATATATCTGCCATTATTTTAGAAAATTTATTTAAAATAAAAACTGATTTTGTTTTTGATTGCTCTGGCTTTAATAAAATAATAATTGGAAAACATTATAATACAGAATGGAAAGATCTATCAGATAAATTAACCACAAACGCAGCAATTCCATTTTTTTTGCCAAAAGAAAAAGAAGACAGTTTGCCACCATACACAGAATCAATTGCAATGAAATATGGGTGGATATGGAAAATCCCATTACAAGAAAGATATGGTTGCGGTTATGTTTATAACTCAAGATTAGTTTCATATGAAGATGCTAAAAAAGAACTTGATAGTTATTTAGGATTTTCTGTTGAATCACCAAGATCTTTTTCTTTTGTTCCTGGATATTATAAAAGTCCATGGACAAAAAATTGTCTTGCAGTAGGTTTATCCTCTGGATTTTTAGAGCCACTGGAAGCAACCTCAATTTGGACATCTGTGTATTTTTTGCAGATATTGCTGTCCGATGTTTCTCAGTTATTTAATGATTCTGAAAATGCAAGAAAATATTATAATTCAAGATTTTGTGAGTGGTGGGAACAAACTGCAGATTTTATTTTTTTACATTATATGGGTAAAAGAAATGATACAGATTTTTGGAAACATTACACCGAAAATGTGCCCGATTCAATAAAAGAAGTATTTGCTAGATGGGAATCATCTATTCCAACATTCAATGAGTTTTCTTCTATAACAGATGATCGTGGATTTGCTTTACAAAGTTGGTTTGATGTTTCTTATGGACTAGATTTAATAAATTTTAATAGAATTAGTTATGCTTTTGAAAAAAATGAGTGGTCTGAATATAATGAATGGTTTAATAATATAAAAAATAATCAAAAAATGTTATCCGAAACATCAATGAATCACGGAGAAATGATAAAAGTTTTAAATGGATACAGAGAGATTGGTGTACAATAAGTATTATGGAAACAATGTTTTTAATATTTTTTGTTACTTTGTCTTTTTGTTTTGGACTATCTTATTGGATTACTTTTAATAAATTAAAAAAGTCAAATATTTTAGTTGCAGAACTTTTTATAAAAAATACAGCGCTTGAAGAAATAACATCCAAAATAAAAGATGATGTTGGAATTTCAGATGATTTGATACATAAAGAAAACTTTATTAAGTTTCTTTCTGATTCAAGAGACTGGGCTTTTGAGTATATTGAGCAGTCACAAAAAACAATTAAAGAGATTTCAGACGAATTAAAAAATAAGGGTTTAACTAATTATTCTGACAAACTTTTAGCACTTTTACCAGAAAAAAAATAAATTAATGAATTTTATATTAAACAAAAATAAAGAACCAGAAGTTAATTTTATAACAAAAATAGAAGGCTTAAGCCTTTTAGAAGACTGCATTCCTAAACCAGCAAAAGATTATATCCCACAGTGGTGGAAAGAAACACCTACAGTAAAAACAGAAAAAACCTGGGTTGGGTCATTGCCTGGCAACATGAAGGTTTGTCCATCATTTTCTGATTATTTTACAAAAGGTTATATTGTCCCAATGTGGGTTGATTCTCATCTTTATTATGATTCAAGTACTGGAGAGGGACGTTGGGCAACATCTGATGGACAATTTATTTGGTCAAGTCATTCAAATGAACAATATTTAGATTATGTTGATCATAAGTTTTTAAACAAAGATTCATTCTTTATATTTAAAATAAAACTTCCGTGGAATATTGTTACTACAAAAGGGTATTCTTTATATCAACTTCCAACATTCTTTCATTTTAATGAAGATTTTTCTGTTGTTCCTGGAGTTAGAGATACAGACGTTTATCATGAAATGAACATTCAACTTTTGATTCACAGCAATAAAAAAGAAATTTTTATACCAAGAGGAACTCCTTTAGCACAGTATATTCCTTTTAAAAGAGAAAAAACAAAATATGATGTTAGAGAGGCTAACAAAAAAGATTTGCTTAAAATAGCAGCACACGAATTAAATTTATCAACAAGATTTGTAACGTTAAACTCTTATTTAAAAGATAGGAAAAAGTGATATAAAATGAAATTTAAAAATAATAAAGTAGTTTTTATACCAAGAGATAAAGATACAGAAATTTGTATTCCAAGGCCACAATCAAGTAAAAAATATATACCAAACTGGTTTAAATCTATGCCAATTGAAGCAAAAAAGATTGATGGTTCAGGTATTGACTATACTGCAAAAAAATGTATGCCATTTATAGATTCATTAACTTCTGGATATACTCAAGAACTCGCATGCGATGTTTATGTTGAATGCAACACAGAAGAAGATGATCCAGAAATTAGTTATAGATGGTTTGGAGATTTTAGACCATTATCTACAAGAAGGGAAGATACAAAGGCTTCAAACTCAATGCCACATTTTCCTGGATATTATAAAACAGAGTTTCATTGGAATACTTTCTGGGAGCCAAAGACTCCTCCTGGTTATAGCACTTTTTATTTTCATCCAGCAAATAGATTTGATTTACCTTTTATAACACATAATGGAATTATTGATACTGACGGTTGGCCATTAACTGGTCCAATACCATTTGTACTTAAAAAGGGATTTTCTGGTTTAATACCAGCAGGAACTCCTATATATCAGATGTTATTTATTAAGAGAGATATTTGGAATTCTGAACAGGGTAAATATGATGAATTATATAATAAAAAAACATGGTATTCTGTTCGTAGATTTTTAACCGATGGATATAAAAAACAATTTTGGTCAAGGAAAGAATACAATTAATGAAAGAAATTTTATTATCAACACTAACAGGTTTTGGATGCGGTGCCGTGTTCGCAGCATTCAAATTACCAGTCCCAGCACCACCAGTTTTTGCGGGAGTCGCAGGAATTATTGGTCTATGGATTGGTTTCACACTATTAACACAAATTATATCCTAGGAGGAATAATGAATAACTTACTAAATGATAAAACAAAGGCAATGATAGCATCATACGGACGGTCTGTTCTTGGTGCATTAATTGCACTTTATATGGCTGGCGTAACAGATCCAAAAGATCTATGGGCTGCACTAGTTGCTGCTCTAGCACCCGTCGCATTGAGAGCGCTTAATCCTAATGATAAGGCGTTTGGCGTACTGCCAGATACTGGTGCTGTTTCAGATGCACTTAGCAAGATTGTACCTGCTAAGAAGGCTCCAGCAAAAAAGAAGGCTGCTGCTAAAAAGAAGTAGTTTATTTTGATAGAGGGGGCAAACTTAAAAACTTGCCCTCTTTATTTTTTATAATGGGGGAATCATGGACTTTGTATATATTTGCAAAGAAGGCGTTAACGAAGAACTAAAGTATTCTATTAGGTCTGTTGCTGAAAGTTTTCCAGACTCAAATATATGGGTTGTTGGTGGCAAGCCTGATTGGTACATTGGAAATTATATTGAGGTTCATCAGATACACACTAAGTATAAAAATGCTGTAGAGAATTTAAAAATGATCTGTTCTTCACCACAAATATCTAATGAATTT